GGTGGCATCAAAACTAATGCGGGACAAGTTTCTTATCATTGTTTTAACTGCGGCTTTACTAGTAGCTACATTCCAGGTCGTCATTTAACATTTAAGTTTAGAAAACTTCTTGGGTGGTTAGGTGCCGATGATTTAACAATTCGTAGGCTAGTCATTGAAGCAGTTAGATTAAGAGAATTAGTTGCTCCTGAAGATCTAGCCAAAGAACCAGAAGAAGAGATTGCGTATGAAGCTAGAACACTACCCGAGCAAGCACGTAATGTAGTTGAATTAGCAAACTTTTATAGTATTGGTGATTACAATAATGTTCCTGCAGAGTTACTAGCCGCTATAGAATATGTGCATCGTAGATCAATTTATTTAGAAAAGTATAATTTTTATTGGACTCCAGAAGAAGCATATAACTTACATCGCAGAGTAATTATACCATACTACTATCAAGGTAACTTGGTAGGATACACAGCTCGTGCAATTGTGGACGGAGTTAAGCCTAAATATTGGTCTAGTCACCCTGCAGATTTTGTTTTTAACTTAGATCAACAAACACCTGATAGAAAGTTTGTTATTGTGTGCGAGGGACCTTTTGATGCTATGAGCATAGACGGTGTAGCTATCAGTGGGTCAGAAATATCAGATACACAAATTGAACAAATTGATAGACTACATCGTGAAGTGATTGTGGTCCCTGATCGCGATAGCGCAGGTCGTAAATTAGTTGATCGTGCCATTGAAGCCGGCTGGTCAGTTAGTTTTCCTGTATGGCAGGAAACTTGTAAAGACGTCAATGAAGCAGTTGTCAAACACGGCAAGTTGTTTGTATTAAAATGCATATTAGATGCAAGAGAGACTTCAAGATTAAAAATTGAGTTAAAGAAGAAAAAATTATGACGTGGATTAGAAATGTACTACAAGAACTACTAATATGGTATAGATTTAGAAGAGAATTAAAAAAATTACGCGACGACGAACCTTATATCTATAAATGAATCCAATAAAAGAATTCTACGACACAAATCCATTTCCAGGTGAATACACATGGGCACAGCTTATGAATGTAGGATATCCTCCTCGAAACAGATATTTGGCCGTGATAGATAGATATTTAGAAGATAATCAAACGGTTCTCGATGTTGGATGTGGAACAGGTCTGATAACAAATTTGTTTGCTACTAGGTACAGAAGCTCATTTATAGGGGTAGATTTTTCTCGAGGCATTGATATTGCAAAACAGTTTGCAAAAATAAATCATCTAAACAATGTAAAATATATTAAAGAAGATTTTTATACGTTTGAGTCACATATTCAATTTGATGTAGTAATTGCACAAAGTTTTATTACTCATGTACACGATTCTGTATCTGCACTGCAGAAATTAAAAATGCATGTTGCACCGGGCGGAATATTAATTTTTAGTGTTTATAATCCAGCTGGGCAAATATTAAAAAAAATATGCAATATAAATTATAATAATCGACGCCTGGCTTTAGATCAATTGTGTAATCCTTTAGATAACACGTATAATAATAAAGACGTGCATGCTGCGTTTAAGAATTGGCAATTGCAAGAAATCATGCCTTCCTTTGATAATAAATTTATTATGATGGCAGCCTTGTTTAATAGCCGCAACGGCGGTTTAACTAGCTACGTATTTAAAAATGAATAAAGTAACTGACGACATTTGGAATTGGATCACAGGTTATGTCGAAGTTAATCATAAATTTTATGATTACAAATTTCCACCTTGTCCTTATGCCAAATCAGCTAGACTAAAAGGATTGGTTGACGTTGCAGCACATAGTGGTGGCAACATGTTACAATTTATTGAAAAACAAACAACAGATTTAATCGACAATAAAAAATATAACATTAGAATATTAGTGTTTGCTCCAAGATACAAATATAGACCAGGACTTAAAAAATTCATAAACAATTTAAATGCAAAAATTATATCAAAAGATTTTTATGCACAATACGGTGTTGCACTAAAAACACAAAGTCAATATCCTGGATTTTTTAATCGAGGCCCTTATTTCATAATTATACTTAACAAGTTATCTGACGTATTAGAAGGACATCAAGCATTACTTAACACAGACTATTATAAACCATGGGCCGCGCATCACTATGATGCAGTAGTAACACGTCGACAACAAATGTACGAAAAATATAAGACAAACAAAGATGAGTAAAGATTATAACCCAGATATTCAACGACTGTTTTTAGAAATGATGCTTGGAGACGCAGGAACTTACGTGCGTGTGCAGAACATTTATAATGCAGAAAATTTTGATCGTAGCCTGCGAGAAGCAGCGCGATTTATTAAAGCACATAGTGATGACTATAAAACGCTGCCCACTAGAGAACAAATTAAAGCGGCTACAGGTGTAGAACTACGTGAAGTGCCGGAACTCCAGGAAGGGCACTACGACTGGTTCTTGACGGAGTTTGAAAGCTTTAGTAGAAAACAAGAACTAGAGCGAGCAATTCTTAAAGCCGCAGACATGATTGAAAAGGGTGATTTTGACCCTGTGGAAAAACTAATCAAAGATGCTGTCCAAATTAGTCTAACAAAAGATCTAGGCATGGACTTCTGGGAAGATCCTGCAGGCATGATTACAAGATATTTCGATAGTGGGGGCCAGGTTAGTACAGGCTGGCCACAAATGGACAAGTTATTATATGGCGGATTTAGCCGCGGCGAACTAAACATTTTTGCCGGAGGTTCTGGTTCTGGTAAGTCCTTAGTTATGATGAATATTGCTTTGAACTGGGTGCAGGCAGGTCTTCACGGAGTATACATTACTCTAGAACTTAGTCAGGAACTAACAGGCCTACGTACAGCAGCAATGCTGACCAATATGAGCACCAAGGACATTCGTCGAGACAAAGATACTGCTGCACTCAAAATTAAAATGGTTGGAAAAAAGTCTGGCACTTATCAAGTCAAAGCATTGCCAGCACAAAGTAACATTAACGATATTAGAGCTTTTCTTAAAGAATACCAAATACAAACCGGAAGAAAAATTGATTTTATCATGATTGACTATCTGGATCTACTAATGCCAGTGAGTGCAAAAGTTAGCCCCAATGATTTGTTTGTTAAGGACAAGTATGTGTCGGAAGAACTACGCAATCTAGCCAAAGAATTAGGTATTTTAATGGTTACGGCCAGCCAGCTGAATCGTAGTGCAGTTGATGAAATAGAATTCAGTCATGCACATATCAGTGGTGGTATCAGTAAAATTAACACCGCAGATAATGTGTTTGGTATTCTTACCAGTCGTAGAATGAAAGAACAAGGGCGTTATCAAATTCAATGTTTAAAATCTCGTAGTAGCACCGGAGTGGATCAAAAGATAGATCTAGAATACAACATCGAAACCATGCGTATCACTGATCCAGGCGAGGATGCTGCTGCAGGTACTGTTGGGTACGGTCGTTCTGGCGGTCCCAGTGGTCCAGATAGCATAATGAATCAAATCAAAACAACCAGTACAACAAGTCCTCCGATGATTGCAGCAAAACCAAAAGCTGACTTTGATCTTGAGAGCAAAGTTCAGGCAAATGTTGATAGTGCCAAACTTAAAAGCATGTTGGCAAGTCTTAAATACAAAAAAGAATAAAATGACCTGCATTGATGCTTTTAAAAATTTATATATAGAAGAAAGAAACGGGGGAATATATATTTCCCCGTGTTGTTTGATATCGCCAGTGTCTTCTGACAAGATCAATTTTCATCATCCTTTTTTAGTCAAAATACGAAATTCATGGAAAGAAAATACATTTGCTCCAGAATGTTTACCGTGCAAAAACGCAGAAAAAAATAATTTAACAAGTAGAAGACAAGGAAGTAATGTTTGGTATAACAACAATGATTCGTTTGATACAAACGTAGAGTTTTCTAGACTAGACTATTGGGTGGGAGACACTTGTAATTTAGCATGTGTAATTTGTGGCCCAAAATACAGTAGCAAATGGAAACAAGAAATAAAAATACCATTATCGAATATAAAGCAAAATACTAACCGATCTTGGAGAAATATTGATTTAAAAAATCTCAAATTTGTTCATTTCAACGGTGGGGAACCAATGCTTAATAAAGAACACCTTGAATTTTTACGAAGTATACCAAATAAATCTTGTACTCATCTAAATTATAACACCAATGGCACAGTTCTTCCTTCGCAAGAATTATTAGAATTATGGGATCAATTCAAATTAGTACAATTAGATTTTAGTATCGATGACATCGGCGATCGTTTTGAATATCAAAGATATCCTGCAAAATGGACATCTGTGGAATCAAATTTGAAATGGTACATAGATAACAGTCCGGTGAACTGCATGTTTGCAGTTAACACTACAGTGAGTATTTTAAATCAAGCTAATTTGGGAAATCTTAACATTTGGCTTAAAAGTAATTTTTACATCAACAGAGTAGCAGACCCAATAGATCATAGACAACAATTAGCACACGGAATATTTTCTGTTGCAACTGCTAAACTAAACCAAAATCAAATTATAAAGTTCTTAGATGGCTGCGATTCTCGCAGAAATACCAATTGGAGATCGACGTTTCCGGAACTAGTTGATTTCATAAATACCTAATAATGGAGTAGATTTTGCAGAAACGCACCCGCAGCATACTTGATGAACTAGCCCACATGCCTGTAACTAAAGACAGGGAAAATCTTGTGGAAAGTCGTGCCGGACATGTGATTCAAGGAGCTATTAATTTGATTAATTATATCAAAGAAAACTACAGTGCTGAACAGGCAGATGAGCTTGAGCGCAGATTACTCAACAGCATCCGAGCCCAGGACCCTGCAAAATTTGCTCGCGGTGTAAGGAGATTTCGCAGTGAAGATTAAAGATATAGTAAACGAGGGCATAGTATCA